TAAGATTACAGTTTCAACTTCACTTTCAAGAACTTTATAAAGTGCTTTCCAATTAATGTTATCAACATGAGTTGCTCTAACATCATTTGGGTTTGGGTTAGCAACAGCATTGTTAGACCTTAAACCAAAGGTCTGTTCTACTACTGCTAATCGTTGAGATAAGTCGTTATCATTATCTGGCATTTTGATTTCTCCTTTCTGACTAACTTAATACTCCCATTTCATTTTATAATCAAGAACTTTTGAAAACTTTTTTTCAAACAAACTCTGTCAGCACGGGGGGTGTTGCTATCCTATAACTATACTAGCAAGACGGCTCTTGCCGTGATGGAATGGAAATGCAGACCGAACTTGTCGGTCTGCAAAACTAACTAGGCAATTAATCGGTACTAGTTAGCTGTTCTTTTGTTTGTTCTCTACTTACTTTAATGTGAATTATACTGCCTTGCATGGAACTTATTTCATAAGCCATTGGACATTTATCTAGCCATGCGAGTATAACTCGCATGGTATCTGTTTCTGACATTTCACTCACGCTGAGATCCTAAAGTCTGCAACTTCTTCAATCGTTGCTTTTTTATTTCTTGATACTGTGCTTTCCGTTCTAGGCAACGCTTGTATTTGTTTATATTGCGTTGGCACTTTGCATTTATGGTATTCCAACTCGCCAAGTTTTTCTTTAACGAGATTCGTATCAATCTTAACGCTAAGTTTTTGCGTAACATGAATAGAGTAATCCTTTCCATGTAATAGGTTAGCGTTCTCGCCAATACCCATTTCAATAATTAAATTACGATTTACTTTTATGAAGTCGTCTAATACTTTCTTCATAGTTAAGGCACGACCATAGGCGTCTATGATTGCTCTCTAGCACTTCTAATATATTAACTGATTTTGACATTGTTTTATCCTTTCGTCTTTCTGTTAATTATCCCTTTATATCCCATTTCATTTTAATTGTCAAATCTTTTTTTATTTTATTTTCCACGAACTTCCCAGCAGACTGAGCTCCCCAACTATACTTATACACATGTAACGGGAAGTAACGGTTGACAATGCGAATGGAGTCAGATGGCATAGAACAACAGCTTCAGTGTCAGCATCCCCAGCGGGGACGCTGCAAACAATAATAACAAACCTGAGACAATCAACCAGTTCATAATGCGCAATGCACCATTTCTTGCATCTGCCCGAACGCAGCAGACTCTGCCTGGACCTCCAACTTAGCTCCATCAAACCAGTCCATATACCAGTACTCTACCCGATGTAGCTCGCCATACTCGTTAACGTATCCACGAAGCTCGTCGCTGGGACCGCCCCAGGAAAACTGCCAGCGCCAGAAGCCCTCTGGCTGTTTCTCAAATGTATGCGGTTCAACGTAATCAAAGCACAACGCTTCATACTCAGGATCTTTCAGATCTTCCTGACGGTCCTTCCATCTGTCTTCTACTAAATCTTTACATGCTTCAGTCATAATTTTCCTTTCTAATGGGGTCGGCCTTCTGCCTCTAGGGTAAACCCCTGTGACGACCGACCCCGTGCGCAGGGACGCCAGACGCCTCTCTCATTCACATTCTGGATTGGTCAGGAGCTACCTGACTGGGCTCGTCCCCTGTTTACTATATAGTCCCATCTTATTCGATAGTCAAGGGCAAAATGAAGATTATTTTTCCACCCGAAGTTCCTGTACCAGCAGGTGTCGCCTTCCCCTAAACTTACTACCTGTGTAACGGAAAGTAACGGTTGACAATGGAGAATGGAGACTGGAGAACTGGTGAGCTGCAGCTGTTGCCAGGGGGGTGTGGTCCCAACAACTATAGTGGCGGATCTTCAACCTTTCTCGCCAATGGAGAATGGAGAAGCGTGTCCTGGATGCGGGACCAGGCTGCAGGGGGCGCTGGGAGCTCTACTTTATACTCATGTTTACTGTCAATGCGCAATGGAGAATGGAGAATGGAGCTCGAAAATAGGTAGAGTGCCCTCTCTCCGAGGTGCTGAAGCAGGATAAAACTTCTTCCCCCTTGCAAATAATGGTTGTAAAGCCAGTTTTTTTGGAAGGGAGATAAATTGATTTTATTACTCTTAGTTACTTTCAATTCAACAAAAACACTAATGCCGTCCTGGATGCCGTAAACATCTGGTACACCTGGCATAGCCCAAGATTCAAGTCTAGTCCAATGCACATCAGGTATATTTTTCTTTACCATTTGCCAAAGTTTTGACTCTGGTTTCATATGGCGATCCCAGTAGGATTCGAACCTACGACCCAATCATTAAAAGTGATTTGCTCTACCATCTGAGCTATGGGATCACAAAGCACTGAGTAAAACAATAACTAATATAGCAACAACAAACAAAACTTTAATGCCACCTAATAGCAATACTCCGAAAAAGATATCCCAATTCATGGCGACTTTTTCATTAACTCTTGCAGTTTCCAATACCACAACAACCTAAACTCAAAATGCTCGGCATTTATCATGGCATGACGCAACCAACCAACACGATTCCAAAACAATTGATCTTCAGTCATTTTGGTTAGCACCCTCACTGCCTTTATCTTGTTCATCAATATAAGTATCAATTATACTGGCAATAAATCTAAACTCCTGTTCTGGTGTTTGACCAGTATTGTTCCAATCTATTTTACCGTTAGTTTTACAAATACCCGAAACAACTCGCAACATTTGAATAGGAGTCATTAACTCGTTAATTTTCATCTTTCATCCTCTTCTTTAACATTAATAATAAGTTCAACATTTCTTGTAGCCCACTCACCATTAACAGTATCAAACCATTCATCTAGTAAGGGCACTAATTTTTTTAATTGAATACCATTTGTGCCATCAAGGGTGTCCAACAGTTGATTTTTTTTATTTTTACCATTGGACCATTTTGTTCCAATATTATTCACTACGTATTTATCAATATGCATAACTTTCTCCTTTTTGTATTATATAATCCCAACTAATTAGATAGTCAAGATTTATTTTCTAATTCTTTTACTTCTTCAAACGTAGTTTCAATACTGTATTGTTCTTTCAGTTCCTGTAACTTTTTCTCTACCTCATCTCTAGACATGGAATCAATCGTACCTGTAAGAATCTCTTTCTTGTCCACATACAAACCAGCTATCTGACCACGCCTGGTCTCTGCAGCTACTGCAGCATTATAATTTCCAGCAGCAGACGCTTGGTCTCTGATTCTGGCTAATGTAGAAAGAGAACGCTCTTGACTGCACTTGTATCTTTCTACTGATGCACGCCTCTCTGCATCAATTGCCTTTGCAACTAAAGGATATCTCTCTGGATTTTGCAGTTCGGAAGCTCTAACCTTTGCAGAACCAGCTGCATACCCCGCTTCAATTGCACATTGAGTGGCTGTTTTCAAACCCTCAGAATGAACAAACAACAGAATAAATTTTCTTTGCTTCTGTGTAATATTCCTATCAAATAGTAAATCTGACAATGCTTCTGGTAGTGGAGTTTCAACTAAATCATTCATTTCAATAGATGTTTTTTACAAGATAATATATTTTTACCTAAAAACCTACAAAAATCGAGTTATTTTGTATTTTGTAACTTCTTGTAACTTGAAAATAGTTGTAAAAGTTACAAAAAAGGTAAGTATTCTGCCTAATGTAACCTTGTTACCTTGTAACTTGGGTCTCTAATAAAAATAAAAGTGTAAAGACTTGGTAGAAAACATCTATAGGAATAGACGTTTAAGCAAAAAACTTAGGATCGTTGCGAACTAATTGTAATGCCTTTTCTAATGCTTTTGTACCTTCTGACATAATGACGTTCCATTCATCAGCAGAATAAGTCCTGTCAAATATCTTGTTGAAGAATTCTACGGAGACGTCTCCGCATTTATTGCACTTACTAACCTTTTTTATTGGGCTTTTTGGTAGTTTTATGGACATAACGCTTTATCCTTTGTAAAGGGAATAAGACCACATTCTTGGGTAGTTTTTTCTGAAAATAGATTGAATCCATGATTTTCATGTTTTTGATTCGCTCATACTGATTGAGCCGTGATGCGAGGAGCGTGTCCAGCAGATCCCGTTGTCTTAATATTTCTTCGTGTTCCATGCCTATCCTTTCATTCAACGGAGCCCCATATGACACTTATGGTCTGAATAGGGCTCCTTCTCGGGAGTGAAAAATGAAAAAAATATTTCTCGACTCGAAGGATAGTCTAAATCGTATACTTACGCAACTAAAAAGGGACCTGACCGTTACAAACCGTTACTACGGGTTTCGATTGGGTAAATTTTGTAGTTTTTAAAGCCTTCATCTCCTTGTACGTCAAGTGGCGGAC